AATTCAATAATTTCTTCCCTGTTTAATTTAATTTTTTCAAGAGTTCCTTTTGAAGAATTAAACTGATATTGTAATCTTAAATTAGAAGCTTCATATTTCCCTCCATCTTCGTGGATTAAAAAAGCAGTATCACAAACTGCTGAATTATCCTTTATAAGCCAGAGATTTTTTAATAAATCATTAATCCAATTAAGTATTATTCCAAGTATTTGCAAATTATCAGCATCTTTAAAACATTCTTCGTTATCTGCAAATTCATAATATAAAATAGCCTCGGAATGTTTTATATGTATAGACTCTATTATGCCTATTATTTCAATGTTTTTTTCACTTAGAATCTTTGCCGCAATATTTTTACTTTCGAAAAGTCTTACTCCAGGAATCAATTCAATAAAGGCTTCGTCAAATGTTTCTAACTCTAAAAAATTAATTGTTGTAAAAAACTGTCTCATTAATTATAAGTTTTTAGGTATTTCAAATTATCATACGTTTTATGAAATGGTTTGATTAGAGGTTTTTAGTCCTCATTAAATTATTACTTAAAGATTTTTAACTCCTTTTTTAAAAGGCCTAAATTACTGAAAGTTTTTGTCATGGTTTTTTTGTTTTAATTATTCTCAAATATACAATTAACTCCCTAATTCACACTAGGATCAATACTCGTAAACGCGCTATGCGTATTCACCTGGTCCACATAATCACGACGATAAATAAAATACTTAAAAGCATCACTAAAGTTAGTCGAGTACATCGGTCGCAGTAATATGGGCAAACTCTCAGAGGATTTGTCTTTATGCAAAGATTTTGAACCTGTTTTAGTATCGGTTTTTAGTTTTATTTTTGTGAGCTCTAAGGAGCTTTTCAGGCATTTACACTGGAACTTATCAATCTTTAATTTCATTAGGCCTATGGTCGTTTCTCCCATGAACGCTTTGGCAAATTGAAACTCTTCGTCATGGTAAATAGTAGCCTGATTCAATGACATCAAATTTACAGTCCATCCTGTTGATGCACCATTCTCATACATAATAGCATTAGCCACTGCATTTGCCCAGTCGCGTTTTGTTTTACTATTCTGATTCCCTGATCTATCATAGTACATATCCAGCACCTTATTTTTATGATACTTGAAAAAGTTTCTAAACTTCAAACCCAGCTGAATTTCATTCTCCGGAGCCAGTGTGTAGAATTCTTTAAGGCAATATAAGTAGTTCCCGCGGGGTTGTCCCGCCACAATACTACACATATCCCCAAAGTCTACACCGCATTCCAACTTCGCATTGTGGTCGATGTATCGCAATGCCAAGCTACTTTCCTCTATTTCGTCCGTTATGGAGAATTTATTGTAGTATTCAGAGATCACGCCATCATCATAAAAATGATGCTCTCCAAGATTCCCATAGAATTTCTCGCCCTTAGTAATATTCACTTTAAAGGATAGAATCGCACTTTTAAATTCTTCGATACCCAAAGCTTTCAGGCTGTCGCCAAAGAACCCATCCGTAAGGATATCGACATTTACAAACGAGGAAACGACATAAAAGAAAGTCAAATCCTTGCGAACTCTTACCCAATTCATGGTCCACTTAACCAATTGCTTTTTGAGTTTCTCAACTTCAGCATGATCTTTAATTTGAACGGCGGCCAATACTTCCCTTTTTATTTCGTTGAGCACTAATCCTACCTGAAGCGCATTTTTAACCTGGTCTAAATCCATGTTCTTTTCTTGCGCCATAATCCAGTCATCATCCCCAGCAAGAATATTCGGCATATCCGTAGTAAAAGTATTCCCACGATAATATACTGAAGTGCCAAATTGCACATATTCGCCCCTCAAAGCAGGAGTCAATTTATCTAATTTGGCTTTTTTTAGTTGGCGCGCTTCATCCCCATAGCGATGTTGGAAAGAATCCCCCGCAAGTCCGCTAGGTTGATCAAGTGACCCAATAGTGAACAAATTACCCAAGTAGGTATAAATAGTGTGCTTGAAGGACTGCACAGGCTTGTAGCACTTTTTAAAATGTGTAGGCGGTCTGGAATCAGTAACATAATGAATTCCCTCACGCCATCCCTTACGGTTCCATCCCTCAATAAGAGTAGGAGTAATGTTTTTTAAAGCGTTAACATACGTATCAGATACAAACACCTGCTTACTGTGCGGCATATCCTTGCATATAGTCATTGACCGTTCCGCAATAATATCAGAGGTTTTGGCAGTAGCACGCCCGGCAATAAGATATAAGTTTTTGGGCGAAATCAAATCAATCGCCATCTTTATCCAAGAAGCATATTGACCCGTTACCCTATCGTCATCAAGACTTACGTGCGTCCTCCTGCTCATTTTGAAACATTTTAATTGGTAAAATTTGTGCTTCTCTCTTTATCTGCACTTTCTCTTTCTCGGTAATTTCTGGGTACGCATCAATTTGAGCAGCCAGTTTATTACGATCTACTTTTGGTAAACCTAGCATTTCAGCATCACAGGTATACACGATAAACGGAGTTCTAAATAACTCTTCTGGTAACTCTTCAATTTCTTCGTCGAATGCGCCACGCATGTTGGCGGCTTTCTCGGCCATATCTACAATACGCTTGGCATCGCTACCATCTTTTTGAGTTAGCATAGCAAAGTTGATTTCTTTGTCCATGATGGAGGCATAGAAATTGCGCCATGCTTTTTTAGAAACTTCGGTATCATTGTAGAAATACTCAATCGCTTCGTTGTACACTTGCGCTGCTTTGTACCGACTTATTTTTTCAGACAAAACTAAATGCCGAACGACCATTTCCTTGCTTCCAAATTTATCTATCCGCAACGTCATCCCGTACACTTTATTCAAGAGTTCGAGATAAGCCACTATTCCTTCTGGAGCATTGTCAGGATTCCCTGTCTCCACAAATTCATAGATATCCGCTAAATTTATATTGTCAATCAACATCGTGTCCAAAGAGTATTTGATTCCTAATCGTTTCTATTTTTGTTTTTTCGGCTTCCGCCAAAAATATCTGTGCTGCAGTAATATTCCCTGATTCTGCTAATTCCTTTTGTTTGTTGTTGATATTAAAAGCCGCTATCAATTCCCCACGATCATATGCCTGTCTAACCTCACTTTCTTTCTGGTACCACAACTGCAAAAACGCTTTTTTATCCACATCAAGATACAGCGCAATCTTCTCAGGCGAATAATTACACCCAGCGAGATCATGTATTGCAGTCATTTCTTCTTCCGAGAATTTAAGGTCAAGTATTTTCATGTTTACCAGTTTTCTTTTGGAATAAAAGCAGTAGTACGTTCTTTATGAATCGGTTTCAATGAGCACCCACAGTTCAAACACACAAACCCATTCGATGCGGGAATTGGTATTTTACATTCGCCATAACACTTCAATTTTTGTTCTTTTAACACAGGATGATCTTTCCTTATAGAATTACTTCCTTTTTTATCCAAAATCAAAATATAGATCCCCAATAAAAAGTATAAAAACGAAATCCCAACCAAGGGCTCAATAGCAAATCCAACCGGTAAACCGCCAATGATTATTCCAATCACCAAAGCCCCCATAATTACTAAGTATCCTATCTTTTTCATACAAATAGTTTTATAAAACCACGCCATACCGCAATAGGCAGAATGACAAATAAAAGCATAAACAAAACGCAAATAATAATCAAGGCGAACACCAATATTGCAGGCGAAATAACCAATAAAAATAAACCGCCAATAATCTTTAAAATCAAAAGCAAAGTCGCAATCATCGTTTTCTTTTTTTATAGTTAGGATTTAAGTGTTTTGGAGGCATTGGAATTTTACTTTCTCCAGAACGCCTCACAAAACCAATTGTTCCAAGCGCACCAAAAACATACATAAACAGAATGAAAAATATAAAATACATAACACAACATTTTTAAATTAGTAACTCCGTCCAGTCTCCCTCCCCTTCGGGGAGGGTCGGGGTGGGGATTCAATATTTCTTTAGCTTACTATTCGTAAACAACTGCATTCTAAAATCAAACAATCCTTTACTATTGGCAAAAACGTATTGCTCATAATGCGCATTCTCACTCCAGTTCCCAGAGCCTTCAATTACATAATGCGCTTCGTGCGTCTCGAGTAAACAAACTTTTGCGTGAACCCACGCATACAGTACGTTTAAATTCGGTCGGCTTTTTGCCATTGCCATTAGATTGTCAATCACTAGCGGGTTTCGTTTTATCATACTATCGCTAATCAACAGCGTGATGCATTCAATTTGCCCCTTATCATGCAGTTCTATTAAGGCATCAATTACCTTTCGGCTAATGCTATAAGTCGAAGCATACAAATGTTTGATAGGGTAGCACTTAGCCACTAGCGGAATGAAAGTAAAAGCATTAAAAGCGGTATCACTTTGCAAAAAGAAAAACTCCTCCTTTGTGGGTACCCGCATCAAGTCGTTTTCTAACGAACTGACCTTTTGAAAATGAGAAGCCAAATACTTCGCGTGTACAACTCAGCGAGTGGCTTGGCTTCTTCTTCCTTTTCTTTCTTTAAATCCTGATAATTAAACAGCATTTATTTGTTTTTTACACCCAGCTTTTTGTTTACCAAAAACAGTTTTTCGCTACGTTCCGCAACACGATTGTTAATCTCCGTTATTTTAACCGTGTCTTTTGCTTTTTCGGCTTTCGCCAAAGCAGTTTTATTTACCGAGAAATATTTGGCAGTAGCTCCTTTGTAAGCAATCAACTCATCAGCAGTCATAAGATCAACCTCACGAGACAATTGCAGTTTTTTAAATATGGGATGAATCCCTAGAACACGACCAAACGTAGCGTAGCAATTCAATTCCTCATATATCTTTTGGTTTTCGTCAAAAGCTTCAACAGCGATTTTAGCCAATTCAGCCAAATCACCTTCCGCCAAAGTATCTCCAGCGTGATGTTTAGCAATCGCATCTTGAGCATCCACGTACTCATTCCACGCAGTAATCTTGTCTGCAATCAATATTTTGAATTCGTCCGGACAATCCTTTTCTTTCAAGAAAGGGAATTCCACTCTAATCGATTCTATATCCGTTTTTTTAAGAAGCTTCAATGATTCATTCTCTGATTTCAAAGATTCGTTTTCGTCCTTCAAATCTTCGTTCTCAATTTCTAAATCTTCTTTGTCAGCGTTTAAATCTTCGTTTTCCTCCGTAAGATCTTTGTTTTTTAAAGTCAAATCTGCAGTATCCTCTAATTTTATCACGCCCGCTTCTTTCGCAGCTTCAACTTTACTTAACTGATCCATTATAACAGCAGCTATCATTTGTTGATCCTCTTCAAGCGCAATTTTAATAATTTCATCAATATTAAATTCAGGCTCCGCAACTCCATGCATCCAAACAACTATCTCTTCCTCTGACATTTTAATAAGACCTTCAGGAAGCCTACTTTCTACTTTTAACTTTTTAACTTCAACTACTGCAGCAATCTTCTCTACATCAGTAACCCCGTGCATTTTTTGTAAGTCATACAATAAATTAGCGAGTGCTCTTTTAGAAAAGCCAGATGAATTTAATGATCTTTCAATCCCTAGATTTTTACCAGGAGAATTGCGGTACAATTCAAAAGCAGCATTAAACTGCTCGTGTTCTGCTTGCGGTAAGTTCTGGAAGAACTCAATTACTTTGTTTTTCATTTTTATTGTCAATTAATTGGTTAATAATGGTATTTAGTCTTTCTATTTAGCTACCCGAAAGAAACTCCGTAATGTCTCCCTTCCCTTCGGGGAGGGTTGGGGTGGGGATTCAAAGATGGTAATTACCTATTAAAAACCCTGTGACACGAAAAAAAGCCCCTGCAAATGCAGAGGCTTTCCTTACTAACCAAGTAAAAATAAAAAAAATGATTCTTATGATCTTGATATTTCTTCAAGCAAAGTGATACCACCCGCGTTGAAAACTTTCAAGTTGATTACTGCACCGGCAAGTCCTACCCAAGTAGTACCACTAACAAGTAATGCTGATTTATCAGTAACTCCAGTTGCTAATGTTGCAGGAGCAACACCGCCACCACCTATCAAGGTTACAATACTACCGTGAGCTAATCCTACAGTAGAGAATGCTATTGAAGCAGTCACTGCAAGGCTTGGTAATTGATATTGGTACCCGTTAGCAGTAGCCAAAGGAACAGCTGTAGAACTCACCACCGCAAACGGAGCGCCAAGGCTCAATGTTCCAGTGTAATGACCAGGAACAAAAGATGGTTTTGCAGCCTGATCAAATTTTAGATTATGAACTCTAGAGTCATTATCGTCCTTCAATTCAGCTTTCAATTGCAAAGGAGCACATTTAGTTCCTAGTACCTTGCGATACGTGTCAGAGCAGCTTCCGTAAATTACAATGCAATTTACACCAGTCCAGTTCTGAACGAATTCAGCGATCTCTAATTCATTCCCCGGATGCTCTCCCTCAAACATGTGTTTGAAAGTAATATCATCCTCTGACCCTTCTGGAGTATAACCCGCTTTCGTTTTAGAAGGCGTCATATAAACCTGAATCATTTTTGCACCAGCATTCATCACAAAGTTACCTACATGGGCTACATTGTTACCGTCACGTGCTGGCCAAGCCAAAATATCATCCGTTGCAACAATAGTTACATTCGGTTCTTTTGGAGCAGCAGCCCCCGGAGATTTTCCGAGGTTTGCTTTTGCTACATTTATTCTAAGATATGCCATATCTATATGTTTATTAAAAAAGATTAATTACTATGCTCTTGAAGTTTCAACCCAAGTACCATTCACAAGAATCAAGTTGATGTAGTTTACTGCACCAGTTAAACTCACTGCACTTGCTACTGAGATACCAGGAACATCAGCTGCAATTGTTACCGCACCACCAGCACCACCATAAATAGTGATTGCTTTTCCTTCAACACCATTGATAATAGATGTTATTGCTAAAGTAGCCGCACCATCAAATCTAAAGATGTTACCACCTTTACTATCAATTACCGCATTTGAGTAATTAATATCAGTTGTTGCTGCAACTTCTGGAGCTGCCGTTCTAGCCAATTCCTTAAACTTACCATCCGCTTGTACAAACAATGTGATTGTTCCTCCAGTAGCTAAACTAAAATCAGTACCTAACAATAAGTTAGTATTCTTCTTCAAGTTTTTAGTCGCTGCAAGTCCTGTATTTCCTTTGATTCTTACAATAGAACCTACAGTAGCCCCTTCAATGCTTGTAACATCTGTTTTCCAAGCCGCATCGATAGCAACATTAGCATACGTGATTTTCAAGATACCAGAGTTGTCTACATCAAATGCAGGGATGAATACTTCTGGTCCAAAAACCGGAACATTATTTGACCACACTTTTTGCATTTCAAATTCTCTAGGATCTCCCGTAGCAAGTTTTGTGCCTACAAACATAATTCTAATTCCCAAACGGTAATCTGCAAAGATGTTTGTATCTCTTTTATCATGAGTAACAGTGAACTTCCCTTTTTCAGAAGCGTCGTAATCTAAGATTTCGACATTCTCTGATTTAGTGATACCAATGAAATCTGTTTTTGTCTGATCCTTTAATTCTTGAAAGATATAATTAGGATAGTCAATAGGACTTAGCAATTGATATTCCATTTTCCCCTGATCCGTATTGAACATTTTAGGATACATTTCGCCAGCGCGTTTCAAGTAGGCTTTCAACCATCGAGAAGACAATTCAATTTCCATTCCTTGCTCTTTTCTTTCTTCTTCTGGAATTCTCATGATCATCTCTTCGATATAATCGACTATGTTTGAATCCGTTGGAACCCCCATATCAAATGCACGGTATTTTTTAGCTACATCTCTGTGGAAGTACCATAAGTAACGCAATCCGTTTTGAGAATGCACTGCAGCTCCTGCAACACCTTCTGGACTTTCTACGTGAAGACCATTGATTTGTGCAATTCTGTCATCTAGTTTTTGACGTTTGATTAATTCTCCTAATAAGAATCCAATAAACGACATTTTCCAAGGATGAGAACCGTCTGCTTTATTGTAGCTTCTAATCCAAGTGTTTTCAATTTTTTGAAGTTCATACCCATCAAAAGTGATGTCTATTTTCTTTCTCCAAACTTGACCTTGTTCAGATGCTATTTTGAATTTGTTCTTTGGGCTCCAACCTTTAGAACGACCTTGAACAATTTCGCCAGCAATAATGTAGCCATCAGATACGCGGTCTAATACACCAGTACGTCTTGACCATTGGCTTGGCAATTCAGCAAAGTCATTAAACAATGAACTTAGTAAACCATTGTTGTCTTCAACAAAATGTTCTAAGTCTGATTGTAACGTTGGAATAACGCCACTTTGATTAAAGTCAGTAGCCGTAGCACCGCCATCTCTCATTCTAGCATTCCACGCACGACCACCATCAAAAGCATCGTATGCTCTTCCTGATCCAAATAAGTGTGTTGCTGTATGCATCGCTTTTCCGTTTTTAGCTCCCGGGATAACCGCACCTGGCACGTCACCTTCAGAGTCATTCATTAATTTAGAAATAATAGCCGCTTGTGCTTCTTGTTTCTTCGTCACAGCTTGTAATAGCGCTACCGTATCAGGATTACCATCCTCATTCTTCGCTACATTTTTCAATTCGTCTTCATCCAGTGCAGACGCTTTTACCATTGCATCAATCTCATCTTGAATTGCTTTCACATCAAGGTTTTCCTGAGCCATGTTTTTAATCTCGGTGTTCATACCGTTGATTGCCTTTTCGGCCATTTCTTCGCCTAACGCATCGACAATCTTTTGTCGTTGTGCGGCATCCAAATTAAGTTGTTTGCTTTCGCCATTAATCGGGAGTTCTTTTAAGTCTAACAGTCCGCAAAAAGCGAGTGCTGTCGTTACCATAACTTTCCATTTCATAGGAGTTTTGTTTTAAGGGGTTAAAAATTACTTATAGTGGTTTGTCTCACTCATTATATGAAGCCTTTGTATGGCTTGGTCTATAGATCCTATGGCGTCTATCATTCCGTACTCTAGCGCTTTATCAGCTCCAAAGGTTTTTCCTGTCAATACTCCAACTTCTTCTTTCAAATTAGGACAAGCAGCACGAACAGCCGCTTGAAACTTTTTAGCAATTGGCGAAAGCATTTCCTCCGTAATCATCTCATATTTCCCCTCTAAGGCTAAACGAAAGGATAAGTTTTTATGCTCACTTTCAGGAGGGTAAATATCATGGAAAACATACCCTAGCGTTTCAAGATATTTTCGAT